GCTGTAGATGGTGGCGACGGGCAGGTACGGCAGCGCACCGGCGACGGCCGCGCTGACGTTGAGCTGTTCCTGGGTGACCTGGGTCTCGGCCTCGGTCTGCGTGGTGGCGTACTCGACGCTGTAGAACAGGTCGCGCCGGAAGAGGCAGTCCTTCTGCAAGTCATCCGACATGGCGCTGTTCCTGTAGCGCAGGCGCGCGGCAGAGCCGTCGGGCATGGTCAGGAAGGTGGTGAAGGCCAGGGCCGCGTCGATCACCTTGGCAATCGAGTCACGGTTGGCCGCCGTGTTCGCCCAGATGCCGATCTGGAAAAGCCGCTGCTGGCGGCGCACCTCGCGCATGGCCGTACCGGTGACGCCCACGCGGGCGGCAAGCAGCCGGGCCGAGTTGGGCAGCGTGATGACCGCGCCGGCCGCTGCGGTGCCAGCGATGTCGGTGGCGATCAGCGCGGCCAGCGCCGCAGCAATCGAGGCCAGCGTGTCGGCCGCGAGCACCGCGTAGACATAGGGCTTGCCGTTGGCCATCACCATCACGTTGTGCGGGTTGGAGGCCGGCGGCACGGTGCCGCCCACCGTCACGGCCTGGCCCGCGATGGTCAGCGTGAGCGTCGCCGCATTGACGACGGTCGGCTGCCAGTTCGGCGGGAACCGCGTGGTGTTCGATTCCTCGGGCCGCGCATAGATCGAGACATGGCAGGTCGGCGCCGTCGCCCGCAAGTCGGCGTCGAGCTGGGCGGAGACGGGCCAGCCAGGGTAGATCTTGACCGGGACGCCGGCCACGGAGGGAAAGCCGGTGCCGGACGGATAGACGGCCGTGGCGGCCTGCTGCGCCAGCACGGTCAGGACATCGGAGAGGTCGGCCATGATCAGGCGTGCACTTCCTGCGCATTGATGCGCCAGCCGAGGTCGGTCGCCTCGGCGGCGTCGAAGAGATAGCGCCGGCCTAGGTCGTCGACGGCGATGTCGCCAGCCTGCAGCGTGACCGGAATCGAGGGCGGCAACAGGATGCGCCAGCCGGCCTGCTTGGATGCGCTCGGGAGCTTCGTCGCGCTGGCCTGGCTCTTGCCGCCCAGCAGGATCGACGCGGGCCAGAACGCGGCCGGCGGCCCGTCAGTGCCGATGAGCGTCTGCATCGACGTTGGGTCGCACGGCGACTCGGCGTTGTAGCCCAGCAGGCCCACGGTCGGCGCGCTCGCGGTGCCGCGCATGATCTTGACCTTGCGGTTGCAGTCCACGCAGATGATGGGCAGCAGTTGCTGCTGGCCGGCGATGAACCAGGTCGAGCCGTCGCTGACGCGCACCAGGTAGTCGCCGGCGCGCGTCGTGCGCGCATCGAAGTCGCCATACCAGATCGGGTCGCCGGGCAGGTTCGGCGCCCGGTAGGTGCTGTCGCCGGCATTGAAGGCCGCCTTGATGGTGGCCACCAGGTTTCCCAGCGGCGCCGCGGCGGTCAGCGGCCGGTACTGGCGGCAGTCGAGCCCAATGCGCAGGGCGGCCTTGCCGCGGCCGGCGTAGATCCGCTGCTGAATGGTCGCGCCGTCCATTTCAAACCACCAGCTGCATGCTGCCGCCGCTGCCGCTGTAGGCCGGGCCCGGCGGCACGCCGAGGAACTGGCACAGCTTCAGGCGCCAGTTGCTGAACAGCGCATCGCGATCGGCCAGCTCGCGCTTGTTGTGGGTCCAGACCGCGGCCTGGTCCGTGTCAAGGTTTGCCGACGTGCCGGGGATGGCGGTCTCCAGCGTCGTCAGGTTGGCGAGGTAGGTCGTGCGGATCACGCCCTCCTCCTCCGGGAGCAGGTTCGACAGCCGGTACTCCAGCGTGCCATAGGCCTGGAAGAACCGGTAGCTTTGAAAGCTGGACGGGGTTCCGCCGTACACGGGGTACCAGCAGAAGCGCCGGATGTCGACCCGCTCCTGCGTGGTGAAAGCCATGGTGAACCTCAGTCGTAGGAGACAGCGACCGTCTGGCCGGTGCCGGGCACGACCACGATCCCTGCCAAGCAGGGCATGTCGATCAGGTAGGTGCCGACCGTGTTGGGCCAGGCCGCGACCTGGACGGCGGCGACGGCGCCAGCGACGGTCGCTGCGTCATAGGCCGCGCCCGGAGTGGTGCCGGCCACCAGCACCTGGACGCGCACCAGGCGGCATTGGCCCAGCGCGAAGCCGGCTGGAACCGTGGCGACGACCGTGGCCCCAGCGATGTTCAGCGCCGAGTTCCGCCCCTGGCGGGTGTAGATGCCATCGCTCATTTCAGATCTCCCGGTAGGCCTTGATCGGCGCGTCGTTGGCGATCAGCTCGCGGATGTCGCGCACTTCGGTGATGGGCTTGCCAGCGGCCCACACGCGCAGCAGGCCGTTGACGCTGAAGCCGAAGTCGCGCTCCAGCACGACCAGGTCCGGCAGACGTTCAGCCGCGGCCTGAGGTTCGTCGTTGTCGTCGGCCTTCGATGGAGTGCGCTTAGACAATCGGAGCTCCAGCGGCGGTGAGCGCCGCCAGCATTTCCGGGCTGGTCACGAAGGGCACGTTGCGCTTCCCGGAGAAGATGTGGCCCTTGACGTTGACGGTGAAGTTCGCCGTGGGCGTCTTGACGTTGCCGGCGCCGTACTTGGTGGAAAGCGCAGCGGACGAAAGTTCCTGGTGCTGGCCGTTGCCGGCCGCATGCGCGATGGAATCGGTCAGGTAGGGTGTACCGAGTGGCATGTTGACCTCACGGGGTTGTGAACGGTGCACCAGCGGCCGTCAGCGCGGCGAGCAGGTCGGCCGGGATGGGCTGGGTGTCGCCGATGTTGAACTGGACGATTGAGCCGTTCCAGGAGAACGAGAACGGCGCCGTCGGCGTGATGGTCGCCATGCTCGGGAAGAGCGCCGCCACTTGGGACGGCGGCACCTCCGAGATGACGCCATTGATCTCGACCGGCACAACGTCGGGGAGAAAGCTGCTGCCTGACATGAGGGCTCCAGCGCAGGGGCGCGAAGCCCCTGCTGTTCAGGTTGTGGCGATCAGCCCGCGTGCTCGAACACCACGGCGCGCTTGTAGTAGCTCGCCGAGGCCGTGGGCACGATGTTGGTGTTCACCGTCTGGTCGGTGGGGGCGGTGAAGCCGCCGATCCAGTACCAGCTCTGCGCGATGATCTGCTGCAGGCGGTCCAGCGGTTCGCGGGTGACGTGCACGATGTCGTCCACCATGTCGATGATGGCGTTGTTGCCCGCGATGTCTTCGGCGGCCATGCCCTCGAAGTCGCCCTCGACCAGCGCCTCATCGCCCACCAGGATCGGCCGGCGGATCTTCACCGCGCCCAAGGTCTGGATGTAGGCCTCGGTCGTCGGGATGATGCGGGTGTCGCCGATCTCGGTCACGCGGCCGGCGCGGAACACCGGGTTCTCGCCGGTGGCGCCCTGGTACAGCAGCTTGAAGTCGGGGTCGGCGAACAGCTGTCGGCCGCTGACCGGATCGACGTAGAGGTTGTAAAGGCCGTCCTTGGCCGGCACGCCGTTGGCGCGCAGGTAGGCCACACCGTCCAGGATGGAGCCCATGGTCAGCAGGTCCGTTCCGACGATGGCCGACGTGTTGCCGCGGCCGTTCGGGCGCAGGATGAACGGGGCCGTGCCGGCGCCGCTGTTGTACGCGGTGACGGTGTTGTTCAGCGTGCCATCGGCGACCGTCACGTTGCCCGAGAAGGTCAGCGTGCCGGAGATGCCGCCGGGCGCGGTGCTCACGTTGCCGCCATCGACTGCCACGCCAGTGAGCGTGTAGACGTTCGAGCCCACCGTGACCTGCATCGTGTTGGTGGCCGAGACCGCGACCATCACGCCATTGACGAACACCTGCTGGAAGCCGCGCACGTCATCCACGCTGATCGTCAATGCCGGCGCGCCGAGCGTGACGCGCACGCGGGTGTTGCCGCCCATGTAGGCGTTGAAGAGCGCGGCGCGCGCCAGGCGGTCGAGCGACTGGATCGACTGGATGCCGTTGGCCTTCGCGTTCTGGAGGAACTGCTCGACGATGCCCACGCGGTTGGTGACCATGTTCAGGTCGATCGTGTCGCCGTACATGGCGATCGACAGCGTGTACTGCTCGACCGTCCAGGTGCTCGGCGTGAGGCCGTTGTCCAGGTTGGTGTTGCTGGCCGCCGTGATCGGCGTCGTCACGGGGGCCTTGAGGCCCGGGCGGGTCTTGGTGACGGTCTCGCCGATCTTGTTCGGGAAGGCCTCACGGCGCGCGATGGAGCGATAGCTCAGCATCGACTGGATGCCTTCCTGGAACTCACGCTCCAGAAAGTTCTGCTGGATGATGGGCTGCAGGGCAGCGGGGAAATTTTGGATGGGCATGTCTGCTCCTAGGGGTTGGTGAAGAACCCCTGGGCGTCAGGCCCCGATGGGATGGCGCTGTCGCGCCGGTGCTGGTTGCGGTTTGAAGAAGCGCGCCGGATCGGCCGGCGCGCGGGGGTTTGAATCAGCGGCGTGCGCCGCCCGAGATGGCCGCCTTGCGGGCGGCCGCGTACTCTTGCGGCGTCATCTCGGTGGCCTTCTTGGACGCCGGATCGCCGGGCTTCGGAGGCTTCTCGGTGCTGCCGGTGTTGGTCGAGCCGAAGAGGTAGGGCTTGCCCTTCTTCATCTCTTCCATGAGCGCGTCCGCGCCCTCCACCTCGCCCGTCTCCGGGTTCAGCTTGACCTTGGACAGGTCGGCCAGCTTCAGGCCGTCCAGGTCGACCATGCCGGCCTTGACCGCGGCAGCCTTGAGCTCGGCGCGGATGACGCGCTGGTCGGCGGCGGTCTGTGTTTCCGTGGTCGCCTTCTTGACCATCTCTTCAGCCCCTTTGGTGGCGGTCTCGAGATCGGCCAGCGCCTTGGCCAGCTTGGTCTCTGCCTCCTGGTGCTTGAGGCGGTAGCCCTTGTTCTCGGCGCGCAGCTCGCGCACGTAGTCGACGCTGAAGGACTGCGGCTCGGGCGGAGTCGGCGCACCGCCCCCACCGCCCCCACCACCGCCCTCGCCTCCGCCTTCCGGCGCCATGTAGCCGCCGCGCCGCAGCAGGCCTCGCAGGAGCGCGCTCATTGCATACCCCCGGCATGGTTGGCCTCGGCCAGGCGGCGCGCGGCCTCCTGGGCTTCCTCGCCGGCGGCGCCTGCCAGGACCGCAGCGTCGTGCTGCTGATAGTTGAGGTGGATGCCGCGGGACAGCATCTCGTTCGCGGCGGCGTGGTTGACGCCGTGGCCGCTCAGCGAGATGGCGCCGTCCTGGGTAACGACGAGCAGCAGCACAGCATGCGCCGACAGCTTGTGGCAGACCGCGGCTGCGGCGTTGCCGAGGTGGAGATCAGGCAGTGGTTGGTGGTCTTCAGGCATCAGGCCCTCCGGGTTGAAAAAAGGCCGCCATCTGGCAGCC